AATAATCATCTGATTCTAAGACTTGGTGTCTAAATTGTTCTCTTGCTTCAATATATGAACATTCTGCTTTTGATTTACAGTAATAAAGTATTTGTCTAGTAAATTTTTCTGGGCCTAGTGTTTGTATGTCTTTTTTGAGTTCGTCGTTTGAGCCATAATATAGTTGCCAGTCGCTGTCTATTTTGCTTCTGATCTTCTTTTTCTTCTTGGTGCCGTTTTTAAGTTTTACCGTTTTTACTGTAGTTTTTGAAAATTTAGCTAATTTTTTCCCTATGTATTTGCGCCCAGATACAGTATTTGTTATCAAATACACAAATCCTACACAATCCTCAGGAAGTGATTCCACAAGAGTGGATTCGAATAGCCATGACATACAGCATTAATTATGCCTTATAGTCTAAGTTACAATAAAATGTTATTTCCTCTACGCAAGTGTTTGGATCTAAAGTTCTGGCATACTTAATAAAATTGGACACATCTTTAACATTAACTCCGTTACCAGTCCACGTTGCCCTGCTGCGACTAAGTTCTGTGTCTAATCTATCTAGCGTAATTAATGTAGTTTGAAAGGGTACTGCGTTTGATTTGAATGCCGCTGTTCCTTGACGGCTAGCATGCTCTAGTGCAGCCTTTGCTACACGGTAAGTTTCAAATCTGGGTTCGGGCGCAACAATAGTCTTATTACCCACACTACCAATATTAACGATCCAGCCTGTTTTGTTAGCAGCTCGCCATGCATCATACACAGCAAAATACACCTGAGACTGAGCAAAGTTTGCCCATGCCTCTTGCGGAGGACCGTCGAATGCATTGTTAACAAATACATCATACTGTAAACTCATAGCAGCGATTGCGGCATAATCACGTGTAATATCTATGTTATCTGTACGACTAACGCTTGTGCCCCCAAACTCTTCAACTAAATGTTTACCTAGTCCTCTGTTACCACCTGTCACTAACATCTTCATCTAATAGACCCTCCTTGGTCCCATACCTTAGTAAACTTCTCACCGCAGGTCATTGCACATTCCATAATTTTTGTTGGACCAGACCAGCGATCAACTAGTTCAGTCCAAAATTTAGATTTAAAAATATCCTCTAAACTATTTTTGTTTATATCTAATTCGTTTTTATATTCTTCAACAAATTCTTTTACTTGAATTCGCCCAATACTAAGAAAGCTTGCATCATTTGCTCCAGGCATTGCACCGGTACGAAATCTAGCATCGTACATGTTATGCTCAAAAAAATTACATGGTAATACTAAACCTTCGGCAGTAATGGCAACTTTGTTACCTAATAATGCATCACACCGAACTGTAGTTTGTTCAAGATACTTTTTGAAGCTACCGTGCATCTTTTTTATTACTTCAATTTTTTGTACACTGGGATTACGCCATTCTTCAAGAGTAGGCTCTTCTAAGTAATATTCAATGTTTTTGTTTTTATCCAGTACAGGCCAATTTTTGTAAGCAGTTTCGTTTGTGTGATCGTAAAATCTTCCAGTTTTTCTAGCCAGGAAATTAAAAAATCCGTATTCTTGACTTAACTTTCTTGCCTGTTCGACTTGATGTTCGTTGTGTTTAAAAACAATAAAATTCCATTGTGCCCTGCCACCGGCACGAATAAACACCCGGGCATTACGCATAGCAACTTTGTATTTTACATTGCGTCTGTACAGATGTAAAGTATCCTCCAGTCCATCGAACCCAAAATCAATCTGTCCATAACCGTTCATGATAGTAGCAATTTCCGCCCAATACCGTTCATCATGTACGCCGCCATTGGTATGAATATATAACCATAGCGTAGGATTTTTGCGCCTAAAGTCTTGAAGAATGTCCAAGAAGTCCGGGTGCATAATAGGATCACCGTAACTGCCGCAAAAAAATATTTGTTTTAATTTTCTGCACTGATCAACACTGAATACAGCATCAATCGAATCCCTGCTTAAATGAACTAGAGGCATAAAAGGATTTACAGGACCACCTTGTATATTCCTAGGACACTGAGGACAAGCAGCATTACAATAGGTTGTAATTTCTAGTTGGTACTCAGTGATACTGCTATGTGAAAACATGATAAATTAAATTAATTTCTGTGCCAATACCATGCAACTGAGCCAGACCCACATAGTATTAAATCCTACCAGAGTTGGTAGTAGTTTTTTGTTTGATGCCCAAATCAATGTTATACTAGTAAACAAAGTAAAAAAATACAACCACCAAAGCTGAATACCAAAAATTAATCCTGGTATAATAATCACCGCTTTAGCTAACCAACTAGCAAACTCTACGATGTTGTAATTGGTCCAGTATTCTTTTGTGAACCACATTTTGTAGCAATCTTTGATTTTTGTCCACCCAGACAGTGCATAGGTTGCGGATATCAATAATATCCATGCTGCTATAGCAAAAAGTATTTGTGTTTGATTCATATTAAATTTCTTAACGTATATTCCACTTTAGATCAGGTGCCGTACTAAAATATTCTTTAACTTCAAGTAACAACGCTTCGTCGGTTGATTGCCAGTCTGCTCCTGAAACTTTAGCTTTGTTGGTGCGTTTTTCAATTAACCACGAAGCAATTGGGTAATTGAATACTAATTGCCAGGTACCATTGTGTCCTAGATAAAGATTTGGCTTGATGCTGTAAGGAACTTCTATGCCTTTGTTTTTTAAATCTTTAACATAAGCAGGGTTGTACACGGGGAAAAAATTACCTTCCCAAAGTTCTTCAACCAGCTCAATCTCATCTAGCCAGATTCCCAATATTTCTACGTGCTTGTCTACAGCAATGTTGCCCTGATCATCGTAAACATGATCTTGATCCTTTTTACCGTAATGTGTGATTCGCAGTTCGTGTTCGCCAACTGTTAAAGGCAAATCAAATTCAAATAAGTCTTGACAAGGGCCGTCATAGGTAGCAATAGTATCATCTACCATAATTTTAATTAGCGGATCTCCTAAAGATCTTTCTACTTTAAATTGAAGTTTTATGTGCATTATAAGTACCGCTAACTATTTCTTTATATTTGTTCATTAACCATTTAAGCTGACCATCGGCTCTCCATACTGGATACCCAAGTCGTGTAGCAAGATCATGCGCCTCAATTCGTCTTATAATTCTTTCTTTATAAGTTAATGCAGGATTGTTTGGGTTAATCCAAAAAACATCTCTTGGTTTCTCTCCATCAACACCTACTAGATCCAACTCTTCGGGATGATAGTAAATAGGTGCTCCTTCTTCGATAATAAACGTTTGACCAAAGTTAATACCTGAAATATTTCCGCTGGCCACATATTTTTGATATCGCTCAACTAATGCTAAAGTTTGATCAAAGTCATCGCGGGTCTCAGTTGGAAAACCTACCATCATCAACATGTAAAGTTTTATGCCATGCTTGACAAAATTTTCCATGTTGTAGTCTAGATCTTTTAAAAGGTAACCTTTGTTCATTGAAGTGCGTACTTTGTCAGATCCAGTCTCCACACCAACAACCATACTATCGGCACCTGCTCGCCCCATTAGGGCAATATGTTCGGGCTTCCATCCTTGATTTCTTCCGCGGATAATAAAATGTCCGCTGTACAAAATATGTCTATCCGGTAAGTTATTTTGTTGATAGTAATTTACTAATAATTGATTAAACTTGTTAAATTCTTTAATTGAGCCATTAATTAGCGCATCATTGAAGTATATAGATCTGACGCCAAACTTCTCGTAGTAATGTCGTACTTCGTCGAATACTTGTTGACCGGTCTTGGTTCTAAAGCCACCACCTGATGTTACCCAGTCACAAAAATTACACTGCCTAACACAGCCACGACTAAACTCAGCTGCAATAGTTCCAGTGGCAGCACCACTGTGATATTCTAAGATATTTAGATCACTATAATCTGGAATAATTTTATTGGTAAGAGGAGCCCACTCGGCATATTCGCTGTTGTCAAATCCTTTGCCTTGATATATTCCTTGGCAAATAAGCGGAATAGTAGATTCAGCATCGCCTTTAATCCAGTGATCAATTAATCCAAGATCTTTAACTTGTTTAGCAAACAACGGTGTTCCTATCCAGCTAGTTTGCTCTCTTATTTCGCCTATACCTTGTCCACCAATGATTATTTTACTATTAGTTCGTGGACGTAGTCTTTCTAATAATAATTTAGTAAACTTTTGAGCGTGCCAAGTAAACACACTGATTAGAATATGCTCTGGCTCTAATTTTAGAATATTGTCAATGGACTTATCAATCCATTCTGTTAAAATCAGTTTATGTTGTTCGGTTAAGGATTCAGATGATTGACTATACAAATAGTCGTCGATGGTCTTAAAATCGTCTGCATTAACCTCTTTGACAAAATTATTATAAAATTTTATATTAAGATCAATGATTTGACTATCTTTATTATTTTGAGCAAATAAAGATTTTATTATAGCAGGAGCTATACTTGGTCGAATAGGAGTAATTCTAGGTACAGAAAGAATAACAGCAAACATTAACTAATCTCAACGTCAGTGTTGTATGTAGTAAACCCGTTTTCTTTAACTACACTTAGTACATTGTTTACTCGCCCTGCTAGTTCATCCTTGTGCGATACTAGCCAAACTGAGCGATTGCCTTCACGTGCCATTTTCTTTAGTATAGCTAGACTGTTTTCAACACCTGAACTGTCCATGCCTGTATCAATAACTTCGTCAATGAATAACAGGTTGATAGGTTGATACAAACTTTCCCACACATCGCGGAACGCCCACGACAGTGAAAGGATAAGTCTGTTACGCTCACCGCGAGATAAATTATCAAAGTCTAATTCTCTACCCAGTTCTTCGATACTAACAGTCAGATCGTTTTGAAACTTAACAGTATGTGGCAAGCCAATACGGTCCAGGTATTGGCTCAGTCTTGAATTTAGATAACTTAGATTTTGATCAATGATACGCTTACGAATAAAACTATCTTTGTTGGTTAATAGTTTAAGTAAAAACTCTTGATGCTCTCGGACATTAGCAAGTTCATTGATTAAATCGTAGTTAATTTCTTCTAATGCCTGCGTTTCCATTTCCGCAATTTGCTCTACATAAGGGTCATGAGTATTAGTTAGTGCTTCTAACTGTTGTTTTAAATTGGCAACGGTGTGTTTATGATTAATAGCATCTTCTTTTTTATCATAAAATACTCGAGGTATAGGACCTATCTCGCCGATAAGTTCTAATGCCTCAATATGTGAATGTAATTGTTCATCGTTGGCAAGATACTGTAATGAAGTTTCTTTCATTGCTGTTCGTTTCTCTGCCAATACTTCTTCGTGTTTAGCATCATGGATAGACTGTCCGCAGGCATAGCACTCGTGTCTTTCAAGTTTTTCAATTTCTGTTTTTAACTTATCTAAAGTTTTTAACAATTTTACTTGGTCATGATCACATGCGAGTTTCCATTTATTAATTTCCGCGTACCTTTGAGTCTTTTTATTCCAATCATCAAGTGCATCGTGTGCTGCAAGTTCGACTTCAATGTTAATATCTGCAACAACATCTAGTGCTGTACGTACTTCATTGATGTCATTTAAATTCTTATTAACCCACAATTGACGACGACGCTTGGTAGCTTCAATCTGTTCTTGGATACGTGCGTTAGCATCTGTTACTGCTTTGATACGATATTCTTCCGCTGTAATAGCATCCTTGGTTGCTTTTAGTTGTTCTTTTAATGCATCTGCTTTTTCCGACAGAACAGTAATACCTAGCAACTGTTCAATCATAATACGCTGATCGTTGGCTTTGAGTGCAAGGAACGGTTCTGTATAAGTGTTGAGAGCCACAATGTGTTTAAACATGTCGTGGCTCATTCCCAACATACGTTCAATTTCTGCCTGTGTTTCTCTTGAATCGCCTTGGCTTTCGTCGGTAATTTGCTGTTCCTCGCCACCTACGTAAAACGCCATAGTATTAGGTTTGCGCCCGCGTTCAATGCGATAGTCAATACCATCTTTTTCAAACTCAATTGTGACCAACATGTTCTTACCATTTGTTTTATTGATAAGATTGTCTTTCTTGATGTTAGTTAGTGCAGCACCGTATAGAGCATAGCTTAGTGCATTGATAATAGTGGTTTTGCCGGTGCCATTTCTGGCTCCTGTGTCGTCCCCGCCTAGGTCTAAGTTTTGTCCCAAGACGAGAGTTAAGTCTTTGCGGTCAAATTGAACAGCCTGGGTAGCATTACCCACGCTCATGAAATTTTTTACTGCAAGTGTTTTAATTTTAAACATTAAAGATTTCTATAGATGTCTAGCAACAAGTTCTTATTATACTGTTCGCTTTGAATATTTGTAAGCTGATTGGTAACAATAGTATCTACACTTTCAAACATGATGTTTCCGGTAATATCATAATTGATATCTTCACTCACAACCTTTTGTGGAATAAGAGTAATTTCTCTTAACTTGTATGTATTAACAAAAGTTTCTTTTATAAAGGTGGCTTCCTCGTAACTGATATCTACATCAAGGTTCACACGCACATGCATACCAGGATTTAACAATGCGTCTGTGTTAGTTAACACATCACTTAGTTGATAAACACGATAGCGTGGTTGATCAGGCCAGGCATGATACACAGGCTCTGCTCCCCACTCCAACACCATCATGCCACGTTCGTCGTCATGATTGTCTGCGTAATTGTGCGGGAAACAGTTGCCAATATAGGTAATGTTCTTGTGGGTTTGACGTTTGTGAAAGTGTCCAGTGAACACATGTTCAATACCGTGAAAGTCTTCGCGCTTGACGTCACCGTGGTCGGGCATCTGTACCATGGCATTCATGTAGAAGTGTGGTAGTTCAAAATGCCCAAACATGTACTTGGCCGTTAGTTTTGGAATCCGCTTATGATCCTCACCAACGAGCCAAGGAGCAATAACCACGTCGCCACTATGATACCAATCATTACAAATATGAACGTTAGGTAAGTGCCGTGCCCATTCCACACTTTGGACATCTCTCTTGTCACGATAATAAAGATCGTGATTGCCAGGAATAAAATACACAGCGTCAAAATTGTCATTTAAATGCTCCAGGGCTCTGAGGCTGTAATTGAGTGTAACAATATTAATTGAAGCTCGATTGTTGTGCCAGTCACCGAGAAAGAACGCAGTTTCGCACCCTTCTTCTTTGGCTTTTTTAGTGAACCATTTGATAAAGTTCAAACAATCATCATTGTGTGTTTGACTGTTGCTTTTTAAGCCAAAGTGAATATCAGTGCAGACTGCTGCTCGTTTAAATAGATTAGACATCAGTTGATTGTATACGATTCAATAGAGAAAAAGCAAGATTTTTATGACTCAAAGGCCCAAAGTGCATATTGTCTGTGCCCAAATCAACTCCAAACCCATTGGCAAAATAATATTCATTATATTTTGAATATTCTAACTGAAGCTGATAATCAGTTGCGTCAACGGATGTTAAAATAAATTTTGCTCCAGTCTGTTTTACGCATTGGACTCCGATATTAATTAGACTGAAATGCATAAAATAACACTGAAAATTGTTATAAACTTCTATTAGATGCCGATTTTTTGATTGTGACAGAGCTATTTCTTCTACATGTTTGCCGTTGAAATAACTTAAACGTAAAGGAGATGTTAGTTGCCAAATAACAATGTCAGATTTTTTAATTGGCGCATTTATCAGATGCCTCAGACTCCAGTGTAAGGAGCTTCCGGGCTTGGTTATCAATCTTAACTCTAGTGACAATTCATTGGCTAGGATTCGACCATATGTGTCTTGTTTATCAGTAAGACCTACACCGTGACTGTGACTGCACCCAAAAACCCACAATACAGGATCAGACGAGGCTAAATTTACCAACGGGTGATCAGTAAATGATAAAGGTTCGTTGGATACTAGTCCGGTAGTTGGTTTAATTGTGCGTAGAAAATTTATAAATTGTTCTGTTTCTTTTTGCAGCAAAGCATCATTCTCGAAACCTTTATTAACAAATTCAACGGAATCAAATTTGTTAATTATTTTTAATAGCTCGTTAGGTGACAAATCGCCAAGAGATGTGTGATACTCGGCGTCAACTATGTCGGTATTTGTCTCTGTTAATAAAATTGATTTCTTATTAATTTTATTAAAATTAAATTCTGGGTGTATTAGGTAAAGTTTAGTCATCGATGTAATCGCCAGACGATGCAGGATTGCCTCCCCATGATCCCAGGCCTTGTCTAGTGTAGCTAGGGGTCAGCCCATTCATTTCAAGAATATCATCTCGAAGATTCTGGTTGCGCTTTTCAATGTTAAGGACTCGAGTAAAGCTATTAGTGATAGCAGCAGTATAATAAGCAAAAGGATTTTGTGATTTGCTTTCATCGAATTGTAATCCTATCTGTGAAAGTTGAAGTAGAGCTTGGCTACGCATTTCGTCGTTGTAGGTATAGCCTCGCCAGTTACTACGTGTAGCATAACGTTCGCACAGCTTCATAAACATATGAGCCAATTTCTTGGTCATGGTTCCGTGATCTTTACAAAATTCTCCGGTTATCAAATCGCCTTGCCAATGGCTTTTACCTACACAATACGGGTCTCCGTTATCATCAATACGATAATGTTGGAACGGAGGAAAATTCACTTTAGTGTACTTGGTTGGAGCAGCAGTTTCCATACTGTCGTCGTATTCAGTTATAGGGTCTTCGTCGTCGTTGACTACAAGAGTTTTAGCTTTTTTTGATTTTGTGTTATCAATGGGAATATGCTCCCAGGTCATAATGCGAAAAACTATGTCTGCAGTAGCAATTTTAGCTGGCTTAACAGCAAAATCGTCCAATCGAAGTTTAACGGTACTAGTGGCCTGGGCTGCATCATAGGCAGCCCTACCTAATCTTTCAGCTCGTAATTTACGTCCTTCGGCAATGTTTTTTTTATTGATTTTGTCTATGCTGGGCAAAATTATGTCATAATACCCATCTTCGGGAGTCAAAAACGCACAGTATGTGAGTTTACTTTTATGAATTTCTTTAAGAATATCTCGGTTATTTAGATAGTTGTGTTTCATTGGTTTCCTTAAAATACTCAGTTAATTTAGCAAATAAATAATAAAAAAGCAAGAGGAATCTATATGGCAGTAGTACAACAAGTTACAAGTTACCTGGACCCGGCATACAATCAAGGTGCACAACAAAAAGGAGTCAGGCCCGATGTCGAAGCCGCAAAGTTTGCCAATGGCGGGATTTTTGGTCCCAATAAAGGCAATCAAACTACCACAGCAGGCAGTGCCGATCCCCAGGACGCTCGTTTGGCAAAAGCCAATTTACAAAGAGGTGGTTCTGCTGTCCCGGCTGTTAATGCAAATGGGCCTAGTACGCAATTTGGTACATCCGATAATGCTGGCAATGATTGGCGTGTAAGAATCAGCGTAAGCCCGAGCAGCAAAATTTTATATTATGATCCCAATGCTATATCTCCTTTTGCCGGTCTTGTGGCTCCACTAAAAGACACCGATGGTTTCATATTTCCTTATGTACCACAAGTGTCAATAAGTCACAGTGCCAATTATAGTTCAGTGCCTTTAACACATTCAAATTACGCACAATATTTTTATGAATCCAGTGCAGTTGCATCAATCAATATCACTGGAGATTTCACTGTTCAAAATGAGGAGGAAGCAAAATACTTTTTGGCAGGAATATATTTCTTTAGAGCATGTACCAAAATGTTTTACGGATTCAGTGGAGATTATCAAGGAAGTCCTCCTCCTATTGTTTATCTTGATGGTTATGGACAGCATTATTTACCACATGTGCCATGTGTAGTGACTGGTTTTAGTCATACCATGCCCGGTGATGTTGATTATCTAGAAGTGAATACTCCAAAATCAATTTCAATTACAAAATCAAAAGCAGACAATTCAAGTTCGTATTATCAATTGCCCGGACAAGGAGCCGGTGCCGGTACAGAACTTACAACACAAACAATTAATACAGCGTTCGATCGAGTACCGACTGCCAGTACATTTAATGTAACATTACAACCTGTTATCAGTAGAACACAGGCCATGAATTTTGATTACTCGGCCTTTGCTCGCGGAGCACTGATCGGCAGCAAAGACAGTCCGTTCGCTGGAGGATTTTTATAATGGCTCGCGTACAATACTCGGCATCTAGTCCGTATTATAGAACAGGCACGTTTGGTATCTTTCTAGACGTAATGACCAATAGACCCATAACTAAATTGCCAGATGATGTGCTATATGAAATTGATAGTGTGTACGAATATAGACCAGATCTACTGGCTTCTGACCTGTATGGAACAAGTGCGCTATGGTGGGTGTTTGCACAACGTAATCCCAACGTGCTCGTTGATCCGCTGATGGATTTTGTTGCTGGCGCACGAATTTATATCCCTAAGGTAGAAACATTGAAACAAGATTTGGGAGTTTAATCTGTGGCGACCATTGATGAATTAAAAGCACAAAGAGATCGTTTGGCTAGAGAATATGAAGCCATACAAGCTGAATTTAGCTCTGGTAAAAATTTTAAATCAGGCCAAGCCGAAGTAGAAAGAGAAGCAAGGGAAATGGCGAAATACAGAGAGCTTCGCCAGGTCAATGAACAAATACGATTACAACAAGGACAAGTTGCAGCGGCTGGACAAACAGCCGAACAAAAAGTTGTCAATGAAACCACTACTAGCAATTCAGGGACAGGTACGCCGGATAAAACACAAGATCCACAGCCTGTTTCTGCTGAACAAAAAAGAAAATTAGATCAAGCCAATTCTGGCCAACTATCTGGCCGGGTTGAACAAAGTCAAGATGCTACCGCAGCCAACAAGCAAAACAATTCTGGCGGCACCCAAGCCAGCCCATCTGAAGCCAATTACAGCGGCGGAAAAGAAACCAATACCGCATCTAGTGTGACAGGTAAAAATGTAACCAGTAACAAATCCGAATACAGACCGGCAACACCGGAATCCGGACCATCTCCCTATAGGAACATATTACATGATTACACAAGTTACACTTATAGAATAACACTTTTTTTGCTGACCAAGCAAGATTATAACAATTTAGCTGCTGACCCTACAAAATTTGTTCCAACTTTTTCACTGATAAGCAGTGGGGCTGGATTTGCCAGTCCAGGACAAATAACCAGACAAACAACCAGACAGGCAAGTTCGTCTGGTGGCGGTTTGGTCACATTCGAAAATGTCACTTCCACACAAACCAAAGCAGGTCGTCATCCAGATTTTCAAACGGACTTTTTTATTGACAATCTGTCAATGACCACAATAGTTGGATTAAACGCCAAAACAAAAGCGTCAAATGCAGTAGAAATTGGATTTGATATAACAGAACCTTACGGGCTGAGTCTATTGGATCGTCTCTTAAGTGCCTGTGAAACCAGTGGCGATAATAACCCAAACTACATGGCACAACCGTATTTGCTACAAGTTGATCTATTGTCTACTCCAACAGACGAACAACATAATCGCATGTTGGCAACAAACAATGTGATAGTTTCAAAAAAAATTGCAGTCAAACTATTAGAAATGAAAATCAAGCCATCAGGCAGTGGAACCACATATGCGGTCAAAGCCATACCGTTTAATCACACAGCTTTTAGTATGACCGCTGCTGCTATGCCTGTTGCAATGAGTGTAACTGCTGGTACCGTGGGAGATTTTTTTAGTACCACCGATGATTTAGTTAAATTGTTTAATTCAGAAATACAAACAGAAGAAGAAAGACTAGAGCAAAAACTAGAAGCCTGGGTAAACGAATATTGGAGTACCGGAGGATATAAACCTACTCCGGAAGAAATTGCATCACGCAGACAGGCGTTAAAAAATGCCATTGTATATAATGCCGGAAGTTTAACTGCTGCTTATAATAGCTATATGGAAAACATTAGTAAACAACAGCAATTGAGTCGATTAGCGCCTACCAAAATTGCATTCAATATTCCTGACAACGAAATTGCCAAATCCCCAATTGTGTATGAAAACACTGCACAAAACAGCAATGCAGACATGAACCCAACCACATACACAGTGAATGCAGATAACCCA